TATGATGAGATGCTTCATTAAGCTCCAGTGGGTGTTGGGTTGAGACGTCCCAGCAGAGTATTAACATTCTGAGCTACAACTGCAGGATCAGCAGTGGATATTTGACCAATGCTTTGATTTATTTGGGTAACAATGTCATCTGGAATAACCTTTTTCACTGCTTCCATCTGCTCAGTGTCATTGCTTTCAATGGCACCTGCAAGAGTTGCAAGTGATCTCATGAGTTGAATAACCATGTCCCTGTATACATCAAAGCCTGCTTGTATTTGACTCACATCTGGCTGCTGCTGAGCCATTGCTGCATCTTGTGGCTGTGCAGCATCAGGTGCAGGCTGTTGAGGTTGCTGTGCATTAGCTTGTGCAGCACCTTCTGGCTGTTCTAGATATATTCTACAAGCTTCACTTACAATTGAATCAAAAATTCGTTGCATTTCATGTATTTAGTAACAAGCAACGTGTTTTTAAACATGTAAAGTAATGATCATTTAAAAATGTTAATTGATTCTTATTGATGTAGCTTAGAGCCTTGTCGAAAGTATAATTGCTCTTGGTTTTATTACTTATTTGCAATAAAAATGAGTTGCCTTGCTGCTGCTCAATGATGTGCAGATAGTATTTGAGGGGCTTGCTGCTGCAGTACCATGAAATTGGCAGCTTTTTAGCACAAACTGCAATGGTCTTGTGCACAAACTCAGCAATTTCACCAGCATCATCTTGTATCTTCAAACATTCTTTGTTGTAATAGAATATAATCTTGCCTTGCTCAACGCTCAAAGCTACATCACAGCATGTTTGAATGATGCAATGTGTTAAAACTTGCTTTGCAGTTTTATTAAATGATGTAATATCATAGTCGTTGCAATATTTCATGTAATTCTTAGCAATGATTGTGTTGAAAGCCTCACAAAAATCACATATGCTTACATTATAGAGGGGGAATGCATGTATCATCTGTACTGCTTTAGCTTACCAAGCCTGCAATTGATTATTCCGTTGTAGTATTCTGATGTTAATAGCACTTGTTTGAATATTTGTTCTTGAATTTCATAGTAACCCATCTCCCATTTGCTGTTGCAGAACCGTATAATTTCAAATGTAAAATTATCTTTGCCTATTTTTGCAATATCATCATTCAATTCATTGCAACTACCAGTGTACGTCATCCAATCTGTTTCTTTAATTACTGATACTCTATTCTTTTTGCCTTTGCGCAATGGTTTCTTACGCTTAGATTTGCATTGTTTCTTTCCAATGTATTTGCGATTGTTGGTTTTATTTGTTATTAAATAAATAAAACCATAATATTCTTGAGGAATCTCAATATTACATGTCCAATGTCCTAAACTACTCATTTACTTCTTAATAGTAGTTATTCTTTCAATAATTATAAATCAACTAATGCAACATTAGCTTTTTTTATTCTTTTTCAATTTGCCAGTTAAAAATACTGTTTCGGGAGCAGTTCTGCGGCTAACTTTTTTCTTTTTGCCTAATACTTTGGGCATTCTTGCATCATTAGTTGCATAAGCATCAGCAGTTGGTTCACCTAAATTGGAATAAAGTTGTGAATTTGGTCCAAAAGCGCCCATAGATGTATTATCTTCCATGAGTTGTTTATATAATTTATCAAAAATTGTTGCATTCATATGATGTTGTGTTATATTTATCCAAATGAATGAAGTGTTGAATAATTATATTCAGCAAATTAAAGCTGATTTAGAGATAAATCAAATAAACATAGCTGATGTTGCTCGCAAATTGCCAGCAAGAAGACATCACTGGGCTGCCCGTCTCATTGAACATAAAATAAAAATAAATGAGTTGGAGAAGCAAAAGAGCAACATCATAAAAGAGGTTTCTGCAAAGATTGGCAGAGACTCTCCAGTGTTGATGAGTAGCAAGACTATTCAAAATGCAGCAGAAAGCAGCAATGACATTCAGTCAATCAATGAACAAATAGCAACAAACAAGCTAATTGTTGAGTTTTTAGAGCAAGTTCAAAAGAACTTCTTTTCAGCATCTCATGATGTCCGCAACATTGTGGAAATTATGAAGCTTGAGCAGTTATGAATGTTTTGTTTGATGTTGTTAACAAGGATTGCAAGTTAATTTGTAGTGATGAGCAGGTTTTCGAGAGAATTCGCAGCGAATTCAGTACAGAAAATAAAGCTAAGAAATTTGCACGCAACAAACAGTTTATTCCCAGCAAGTTGTATGCAATTACACCAACTGGCATATTTGAGCCTGGGTTGGTTGATGAAATTGAACACGTCATTGTTGCAAAGCAGTTGGCAAGCAGCATTCATCGCAGCGCTGCCTTTGATGCCATTGCCAAACCAGCTAACAATGCAAAATTCTACAATCAATTGTCTCTTGAATTGAGAGACTATCAACAGCAAACTGTAAATTTATGCATTGAGCAGGGCCGAGGCGTGTGCTTGCTAGCAACTGGTGCAGGTAAAACACTGATAATGGCAAGTCTTGTGTCTAGCTTTTTTAAAGATGCAACATTCAAATGTTTAATCTTAGTTCCTGATCCTGGACTTGCTGTGCAGACATACAATGACTTCAAGCAGTACAATGTACCCTTCAAGGTTTGTGCATGGACTGGTCAGCACAAGATGGATGAATCTGCTCATGTGATTATAGCAAATCATGACATTGTGCTCAACAGATTTGATGAGCATGAATGGATAGAATATGTTGATGTGTTGATTGCTGATGAAGCACACACAATAAAGAAGAGTAACAAGATTAATAAAATTGTTGCAAAGATAAAAACCAGCAGCAAGTTTGGTTTTACAGGCACACTGCCAACAGATGCAGTTGATCGGTGGAATGTCATTGGCAAATTTGGTAAAATTTTAATAAAGAGGACCAGCCATGAATTGCGCGAGCAGTCTTTTCTTGCAAATGTAAATGCTAAAATTTTAAAGTTGACATATGCCCAGCAGCCACCCAAGCCTACCATCACAACTGATAGCAAGGGCAACAAATTAACAACTGCTGTATACAGAGCTGAGCTTGATTTCATTTACAATTCATCTTTTCGCAACAAAATAATACAACAAATATGCAATGGGTTCAACAACAATGTGCTCATTTTAGTAAATCATTTGCCACATGGAGATGCATTGCATCAACATTTGAAATTGCATTGCCCCAACAAGCATGTGGAATACATCAAAGGTGAAATTGAGATTGATGATAGAGAAATTGTAAAACAGCAAATGGAGATTAAAAATGATATGATTGTTGTTGCAATGAGCTCAATCTTCTCCACAGGCGTTAACATTAAAAACATTCACATGATTATTTTTGCTGCAGGCGGCAAGAGTTTTATTCGCGTGGTGCAGAGCATTGGTCGCGGATTGAGAAAAAACGACAACAAGCAAAAATTAACAATCATTGATTTGTGTGATAATCTCAAATATGGCAATGAGCATGCAATGTATCGGCAAAAAATTTATGAACAGGAAAAGATTCAGTTTAATATAGTTCCTTTCATTGAAAAGTAACAAGCCTATAGTATAATTACAACAATATGTCAACAGAAAAAAGACAAACATCAACTATTCCCAAAGAGCAATTCTATGTGAATCCAGATGTACTGCGCAAGCAAATAGAGCAGTTTTATAAAGATGATATTTGCATCAATGATTTGGGAAATAGTTTGAATAAAATTGCTGAGGGATTAAGTCACTCACCAAGTTTTCATAATTACACTTATCGAGATGAAATGGTGGGAGATGCACTGGTGAAGATGTACAGCGCATTAAAATTTAAAAAGTTTAACATAGAAGGAGATACAAATCCCTTCTCATATTTTACCACCATTGCATTCCATGCATTCATAAATCGCATCAAAAAAGAAAAGAAGCATCATGAAGCCTTGGAAGAGTACAAAGCTGAATGCTATGAAAAATTATTAACTGCAGGCGAAATTCATGATGAAAATTACAACATCTATACACGCCCATGTGATGGTGAGGAAGAATATTTTAATGAATGATCGGGTTGCAATTTTTAGTGATTTGCACATGGGTGTGCACTGCAATGCTACACTTTGGCACAACACATCCAAGCAGTGGGCAAAATGGTTTGCAAATGAGCTCAAATCACACAACATCTCTGATGTAATTTTCTGCGGGGACTTTTTTCATGATAGAGATTTTGTATCAGTAGATACAATGCATGCAGCATGTGATGTGCTGCAAGAATTATCTGAATTTAATCTGCATATGTTTCCAGGCAATCATGACTGCTTTTATAAACAGCATGCTGGTGTCAATTCATTATCAATTTTGCAGGGCTGGAAAAACATCAACATTTATCATACACCGCAGAGCATCACTACATCAGGTGGCTATAAATTTATGTTGTGTCCATGGGGTACTATCCTTGAGGATATTGAACAGAGTGATGCAGTGTTTGGTCATTTTGAAATTCAGACTTTTAAAATGAACACATTTAAGCTTTGTGATCATGGACTCACCATCAGAAAGCTTCTGGATAAATCACCTTTAATTTTTTCCGGTCATTTTCATTTTCATGAAGAGAGATTATTTGAAATAGGCAAAATTATATATGTAGGCAATCCATTTCAAATGGACATGAATGATTCTGGCAATGCCAAGGGTTATTATATTTTTGATGCCAACAACAAAAGCATTGATTTTTATGAAAATAAAATTTCACCATTGCTGTTCAAATACAAATTATCACAAATTAAAAATAGTGCAGCTGGTGAAGATGATCTCAACAACATATGCAACAACATATGCAACAACATAATTCAGTTTATAGTTGATGAGCAGTTGCCAGAGCAGGAATTGGAAGATCTCAAAGCAAAAATTAAATTATGCAACCCACTTGAGATAGAGTTCATTGAAGACATTTCAATGAGCATCAACAACCAGAAATGCACAATGAATTCTGATGGCATTGACATTGAGCAAGCGCTCATTGAATTCATTGATCTCATGCAATATCCTCACAAAAATAAACTGCAGGAGTATGCACTCAACATCTTTAGAAAGTATAAATGAAACAAGTCAATTTTAAGAAAAT